ATGTGCAGGCGGCGACAGACATGGTGGATGCCGAGTGGGGCGAGTTGGGGCGGGCGCTTATCACGCAGCGCTGGAAGCTGACAATGCCCACATTCCCAAGCGGTGGGCGCATTATCCTGCCCATTCCGCCTGTCCAGCAAGTCACGCACTTTCAATATTACGACACGGCAAACGTGCAGCAAGATTTGAGCGTTGACGCCTACCGGCTGACCGTGAACGGCGAAGAGGCATATGTTGACCTTGTGGACGGGTATTCGTGGCCGTCGGTCTATGATCGGGCAGACGCGGTGCAGATCCAGTATGACACGGGGTTTGGTGATGCGCCTGCGGATGTTCCGGCGGGAATTGTGCAGGCGGTCAAGCTGATCGTTGCGCACTGGTATGAAACCCGCACGGCTGTGACGGAAAAGAGCATGTCTGAATTGCCTCTTGGCGTGCGGACGTTGCTGCACAAGTACCGCGTCACGCGGGGCCTGTTCTGATGCAGGGCGGCAAACTGCACGAGGCGGTCGCCTTTGACGAAAACACAGGCACCACCGATGCCTTCGGCGGGCAGTCTGAGGCATGGACAGAACGCCACGCTTGCTCTGCGCAATGGCTATACGGCAAAGGCGACGAGGCTGTGCAGGCTGCGCGCGAGGCGGGCCGCAAGTCGTACAAGATCAAGGTGCGGTCCTGCATCGCTGCGAGGGCGATCACCGAGGATTACCGGATGCGCGACACGCGCCGTAGCACGGTCTGGAACGTGATCGAAGTGGATGCCGTCACGCATCGCTCTTGGGTCTACATCGTTGTCGAGGGTCCGCTGTCATGAGTGTGAAAATGAAGGTGACGGGGTTCAAGGATATCGAGCGCGCGCTTGCTGAATTGCCGCAAGGGACAGCGAAGGGCGTTGCGCGCCGTGCGATGAAAAAAGAATTGAAGCCTGTTAAAGATACGGCTGAGGCATTTTGGCCGGGGGCAACGGAAGCTTTTAAGATTTCGTCGCAGATCAAGGGAAGCCAGCGCGGCGACACAGTTGCTAAGCGCGGCAAGTCGGTGCTTAATATGTATGTCGGAAGCACAGAGCCGCACGCGCACTTGATTGAGTTTGGCACTGGTCCGCGCTACACCAAAAGCGGCGCGTTTCGGGGGAGTGTTGCACCTGAGCCAATGTTGCAGCCAGCTTGGGATATGAACGAGCGGACAATCTTGAAGGGCCTTGGTGAGCGTCTTTGGGATGAAATCAGCAAGACCGTTGCGCGGCGGGCAAAGCGGGCGGCTAAGTGATGGAAGAACACCTTTACACCCTGTTGTCAGGCGCTGTCAGCTTCCCTGTGGCGTGGGGTACGCTTGGCAGTGGCACCAGTACGCCACGGGCTGCGATCTACCGCACAAGCGGCGTTCGTGACCATCACATGGGCGGGCTGGGCAACATGCAGGCCAGCATTCAAATTGACTGCTACGGCAAAACCTACGCGGAAGCGATCACGGCCAGCCGGGAAATTCGCACCACGCTTGAGGGATACCAAGGCGGGCCGATACAGGGCGCATTCTTGCAATCGGTGCGCGACCAGTTTGATGACGACGCGGATCTCTTGCACCGCGTTTCTATGACATTCTCGGTTCATAGCCGGGATTAACGCGGGCGCAGCCCGAAACCCCACAAAGGAGAAATATCATGGCTGCATCTGTCAGCACAATTGGCTATGGTGGCACGCTGGAATTCACCACCGATGGCGGCACCAGCTACACCACCATTTCCGAATTCAAGGCGGGCAGCATTCCCGCTGATGCGTTCGACAAGGTGGAACGCACCCACATGTCCAGCCCGAACCGCACAAAGGAATACACGCCCGGTTTGAAGGACAGCCAGGATCTGGAATTCACGATCAATTTCAATTCCACCGACTACGCGGCTTTGCTGGCGCTGCAGACCAATGCGACCGTGGCAGGCTGGCGTCATACGCTGGCAACCGAGGACAGCACCACGAACGGCGCGGTGTTTACCTATGACGGCTTTGTCAGCGTGGGTTCGGCTGAAACGACCGTGGAAGGCATCACTGAGGTTTCGGTGACGATCCACCGCACCGGCACGTTCAGCTTCACGGCGGCGTCCTGATGATCGGCGGCGTTAGCAAAGACATTGGCGGGAAGGCACAACCTTTCCGCCTTTCGTCGCGCGCGATGATGGCACTTGAGGACCACCTTGGAAAAGGCGTGGTCAAGATCGTTCAGGACTTCCAAGAGGAAGCAGAGAGCGGCGACCTGCGAATGGGCTTGCTTGTGCGCATCATTGGCGAGTGCATGAACGATGGCGCGGGCGCGGATCAATCAGACGCGCAAGGCATCTTTGACGCGCTGGGCGTTGGCGGTGCCGCTGAGTTGATTGGCGAGTGCATCACAAAGGCATTCCCCGAAGCCGAGGAAAAGCCGGGAAACGCGCCGGGGCCAGCCAAGAAATAAACTGGCCCGAACTTTTGGGGCAATGGGTCGAGGTTGGCCAAGACCCCGCGACATTCCCGCGATACACGTTGCGGGAATTTCACATCATCACAAGGGCGTCGGCAATTCGTGACGCGCGATTGGCTTGGCAGTCCGCGCATTATCACAAATTCGCATATCACACACCAAACGACATGCCAGAAGAACCAAGCGGTAAAGCAAAGCCAAGGCTTGATCCATCAGTTGCCGCAGAAATCAAGCGGATACAATTGGAAGTGACCGCAGCCAAAGCGCAAAGGATGCAAAATGGCCGTTGAAATTGGCGCGCTTCGCGCCCTTCTAAGCTTAGACAGTGCAGCCTTTGAAAAAGGCGCAAAGCGTGCCGTCGCCAGCATGGGCAAGATGCAAGCAAAAATGCATCAAACCTCTGTGCGTATGGGACGTTTGGGCCGCAACTTGTCGGCGGCGATAACGGCACCTTTGGCGGTCGCGTCGGCGGCGATGGTCAAGAGCACTGGCAAAATGGCGGTTGAAATAAACCGCTTTGCTCAAATCAGCGGCGCAACAACAAGCGAATTTCAAAGGATGGCGGTAGGCGCGGAGCGCTTTGGAATTGAGCAAGAAAAGCTTTCCGACATTTTGAAGGATGTAAATGATCGCGTTGGTGATTTTGTATCAACGGGCGGTGGTCCGATGGCGGACTTTTTTGAAAACATCGCGCCCAAGGTTGGTGTGACCGCAGAACAGTTTGCCAAGTTATCGGGTCCACAAGCCTTACAGCTCTATGTTGACAGTCTCGAAAAGGCAGGCGTCAATCAGCAAGAAATGACGTTTTATCTTGAGGCGATGGCGTCGGATCTAACCGCACTCGCGCCGCTCTTGGCGAACAATGGCCGCTTGATGAACCAACTTGCGGACCAAGCCCAAGCCACGGGCGCGATCATGGATCAACAGACAATCCAGTCTTTGGTTCGGGCGGATGAAGCTTTGCAGCGTGCTACAGAAGGCTTGCGCGGTATGCGCAACCAATTGATGGCAGCGCTTGCCCCTGCACTTGAGGCTATTGCGGAAGGTATCGCGGGAGCGGTGCGTTGGTTCAACAGTTTATCTGATCAAATGAAACAAGCCATTGCCATCACGGCGGGCGTGGCGGCATCTCTTGGGCCTGTTTTGCTGGCTCTGTCCGGTATCGGTTTGGTGCTTTCGACAATTAGCGCGCCTTTGCTTTTGGTGGTTGGGACGCTCGGAGCGTTGGCGGCTGGCGTTGGTTATGTTGTTGCGCAGTTTGGCGGCTTCGAAAACGCGCTTGAAGCCGTTTCACTGGTTGCGAAGGGCGCATTTCAAGCAATGTCCGGCCATGCCATCGAGACGTTTGCCGACATGATTGACAGCGCTTTTGATTTCGCCAACAAAGTTGCAGACGTTGTGAACGGGGTTCAAGCTGGCTTTCGTGCTGGCTTTAACGGTCTTGTCGGAATTGTTGGCGGGGCTATGGCGAAAGTCGCCAATACTGTCATCGACAAGATTGAAAACATGCTCAACCGGGCGGTTGATGGGTTCAACAATTTTGCGTCAAATTTGCCGGATTGGATGCGCCCAGAAGGCGGCGGTATTGCCAAGGTAAGCCTTGGCCGTGTTGACTTTGGGGGCAGCGGTCCTAGCCAAAGTGTTTCAGACGCATTTGCGGGCGCAATGGGTCAAAGCCAGATCGGCGCAGGCGTCACGGATGCTATGCGCAAGGTTGGCGGTGATTTATCAGGCGGCGCGAAAAAGACGTGGCGTGAATTGCGGATTTTGCGCGAGGATGCAGATGCCACAGGGGCGTCGATTGAAAGCTTTACTGACACGATTGTAAACGCAGGCAAAGGCGTGGACGTGTTGACTGATAGTCTTGGGGGTGGCGGTTCGGGCGTTGGTGGCGGCGGCGTGTCTGGTGCCGCAAAAGGCGCGTCGGTAGCGGTAGATGGTTTGGCGGATAGCCTAGAAAACACCAAGCTGGAAACGCTAGCGGGGCAGCTTGATGGCGTTGCGGACGCTTTGTTGAAAGGCAAGGAGGGCATCAAAGACTTTGCTCGGACTGCGCTTGCTGAGTTTGCAAAATTTCAAGCGATGCAGGGTTTGCGTAGCCTTTTTGGCGCGCCATTGAAAACAAGCGGCGGCGGTATTCTTGGCAGCATTTTTGGCGGGTTTCGCGCCGATGGTGGCCCGGTCGCGCCTGGGAAAGCCTATATGGTTGGTGAGCGCGGACCGGAAATGTTCATGCCTAAGAGCGCTGGGACGATTATTCCTAACGGCCAAGCAACCGCTCAGGCTTTGCACGTCACGGTCGGCGTTGACCAGCAAAGCGGCAATCTCAAGGCCTTTGTTCAAAACCAAGCGGGCAAAATCGTGGCGCAATCAACACCGCAGATTGTCGAGGCGGTCGGAGATCGGGCGCGGCAAGACGGCGCATTTATTGGGGCTTACTGATGGCGGTTGATGTTTACCCATTTCCTCCAGTTGGATTTACCGCTTGGGAAAGCACCCGTGACAATCCGCGACGGTTCACCACAGGAACGACAGGCGCAGCGCGCATGACGCAGGTCCGCGCAAGTCGGCGCTTGATTACCATTGGTGTGTCTGGCGTGGGCAAGAGCCTAGCGGATGGTGGGTACGTCGAGATGTTGAAAGATGTTCTTGACGGGCAATTGCCGCTTGTTGAGGTGCAGCTTCGCCCGCGTCACTGGCACCTAGCAACATACGGGCGGGGGCTTCTTGGCGAACATTCCTTGAACTGGGCAAACACAAATTCGCGGGGTTTGTCTTGGACCAATGGCGCAACGTCTTGGGTGCATGGTACGCCTGTCACTGGTGTTGCTGGCGTGACAAGCGACGGGGTGCCGTATCTTGATTGCACGGGCATACCGATTGGTACAACGGTTTACCCTGGGGAGCGCATCGCGGTTGGCGACACGTTTACTAACGTTCAATCGAAGGTCACGGCAAGCGCAAGCACGTTCCGCATTTATCTAATGGATGCATTGCCAAGTGGTGATGTTGTGATTGCGCCTGTTGAAACCAAGGTTTTCTTAATCCGGGAAATGCCGCGCGCCGTGCAGCCTGTGGGGCAAGATTACACGTACACATTTCAAGCGGGCGAGGCCTTGGCCAGTGATTACGATGGCGGCTTTAACATCAAAACCAATTGGTGGAAGTCTGACACGTGACCACGTTTTCGCGCAGCATGGACGCCGATTTGTTGGCCGCAATTAGCGGGCCTGTTTTCTATC